GGAACCGAAAGAAGAACCAGTAAAAGTAGAAGAAGTACCAGCAGAACCAGTAACAACGGAACAAGAACCAGAGAAGAAGGAAGATACAAAACTAGAAGAGTATAGTGATACAGTTCAAAAAAGAATCAGTAAACTAACTCGAAAAATGAGAGAAGCTGAGCGTAGAGAAAAAGCTGCGCTTGATTATGCTCAAGGTGCTAAACGTGAAATTGAAATTATTCAAGACAAGTTTAGAACTACCGAAGAGAAATATGACAAAGCTTTCTCAGATAAAGTATCTGAACAATTAAAATCAGCACAAGAAGAACTATCTCAAGCTATAGAAACTGGCGATGCTGCTAAACAAGTTTTAGCCAATAAAAAAATTGCTGCATTATCTATAGAAGAAGCAAGACTTTCTGCTGCTGAAAAATATCGTGCAGATCTAAAACCTAAGACTCCTGAGGAGCAGGATCATCTTAGATACAGGGAAACACCTTCACAACTTCCAAGACAACAAGCGGCAAGGGGAACACCAGACCCTAAAGCGGAAGACTGGGCAGAAAAAAATTCTTGGTTCGGTCAAGATCGAGCTATGACTTTTACTGCTTTTGAAATTCACAAAGATCTTGTGGAAAAAGAAGGTTTCGACCCTAAATCAGACGAATATTATGAGGAAATAAACAAAAGAATAAAGGTTGACTTTCCCCATAAATTTGGTAGAGATGGTGTAGATACGGCCAGACCGACTCAGATCGTTGCTTCAGCGAACCAATCAGCTCAACGAAGCATAAAACCGGGCCGCAGAACTGTGAAGCTCACGCCTTCACAGGTAGCAATAGCTAAAAAGCTAAACGTGCCACTCGAAGATTATGCGAAACAATTAACCATGAAGGAGGTATAGCATGACAAAACAAGACAAAAAAACTCCTCGTGCTCACCAAACTAGGTCCGAATCTGAAAGACCAAAAGTTTGGGTGAACTCATCTCACTTAGATGCACCTAAATGTCCAGACGGCTATCGACAGCGTTGGATTCGTTATGAAACGATGGGCCAGGATGATACAAAAAACATCACGGCCAAGTTAAGACAGGGATACGAACTCGTAAGAGCTGATAGTTATCCTGACTCTAACTTCCCCGCAGTTGAAGTAGGTCGATATAAAGGTTACATCGGAGTAGGTGGTCTAGTGTTGGCTAGAATACCAGAAGAACTCGCGAAACAACGTGATGCTTATTTTAATAAGCTTACGAAGGATAAACAGGAAGCTGTTGACAACGAGCCTCTGAAGGATCAACATCCAAGTATGCCAATGAGCACTCAAAGGCGTACTACGTATAGTTTCGGCGGTGGCAAAAAAGAATAATTCTTTTTATAACTTTCCGAATTTAAATTAACCCCGTTTACATGTAAAAATGTAAGCACATTGGAATAGGTAAATACTATGGCAAATAGACAATCTAGTGGCTATGGCTTAAAACCTGTAAATACGCTTGGAAACACTCCAGCTACTTCAGGTCAGTCACAGTACAAGATTAAACGAGCGCATGGCACAGCTATTTATAATGGTGAACCGGTAACACTAATTGTTAACGCAGGCAGTGGAACTGGTGGTTGGGTAGAAGGCGCAGCAGCTGGATCGACGACTTTAATAATCGGCGTATTCAACGGTTGTTTTTACAACGCATCTACTACTTTAAAACCGACTTGGAGCAACTACTATCCTGCTTCAACGACACCAGCGAATAGTGAAAATATCACTGCTTTCGTAAACGACAACCCATTCCAGGAATATCAGATCGCTCTAGACGCAGCTATTAGTGCTACAGCAGACACTGTCCAAGCAATTTATGGACAAGTTTGTGACACTACAGCTTCAGGAGAATCTACAGCAGGCAGAAGTAACACTACATTAGATACAACTAATGATTTAGCTGTTTCTGGTCAGCAGTGGAGAATCTTGCGTTCAGCAGAAGATCCTGATAACCAAGACTTCAACGCAGCATATGCAAACGTTATTGTTGTTTCTAACAACAAATACCAAGCTTATGTGGTTGGGGTATAGGAGCATAGAACATGGCAATATCACGAGCACAGCTAGTTAAAGAACTAGAACCAGGTTTGAATGCACTTTTTGGCCTGGAGTACAAACGTTATGAAAACGAAGCAAGTCAGATATTCGACAACGAATCATCTGATAGAGCTTTTGAAGAAGAAGTAATGTTATCTGGTTTCGGTACAGCAGATGTTAAACCTGAAGGTAGCGGCGTTCAATACGACGATGCACAGGAAACATACACTGCTAGATACACTCACGAAACAGTAGCATTAGCATTCGCATTGACAGAAGAAGCTGTTGAAGATAATCTCTACGACAGAATCTCTTCTAGATATACAAAAGCTTTAGCACGTTCAATGGCAACATCAAAACAAGTGAAAGGTGCAGCAGTACTAAACAATGCATTCGCAACTTCCGGATATGACGGAGGTGACGGTGAATCATTATGCGGTAATGCCCATCCTACACTTAACGGTAATCAGACAAATATACCGACTACTGCGGCAGACTTATCTGAAACATCTTTAGAGCAAGCGTTGATTGACATCGCTTCTTTCCAAGATGAAAGAGGTCTTAAAATTGCAGCTCAAGGAATGAAAATGATCATCCCTAAAGAATTGCAATTTACTGCTGAGAGAATAATGAAATCTCAAGGTAGAACTGGTACAGCTGATAACGATATCAATGCACTTAAAAGCATGGGAATGGTTCCACAGGGTTTTACTGTGAATCATTACTTAGCTGATACAGATGCTTGGTTTATCAAAACTGATGTTCCAAATGGAATGAAGCACTTTGTTAGAGCACCATTAAAAACAGCTATGGAAGGTGACTTCGATACTGGTAATGTTAGATATAAAGCAAGAGAAAGATACAGCTTCGGCTGGTCTGACTGGCGTGGAATATACGGCAATACAGGTGCGTAATAGCAACTAAAAAAAATTAAAAGGGGCGGCTTGACTGCCCCTTTTTTTATGATATAAAGAAAGTATATAAAGAAAGTTAGATGAAAAAATTTCTCATACAAATCTGGGCTTACGATCATTACGCTACATTTGAAGTTTTAGCGGAAGATAGTGCCCTTTCCATTGAAAAAGCAATCCTTGACAAGCTAGGAGAAAAGAGTATAAAATGGGAAAATATGGAGAATTGCTATGATTCCCATATTAAGAGAATAACCTATGAGGAGGTTATAAATGACACAAGACCTATACAACACAAAACGGTCCTTGGAGTTAGAGTGGCAACAGGAACACCTGAAGGAAGGTAAGTACACCTTGAATATGGGACTTATCGATAAAAAAATTCAGGAAATAGTTAAAGAAATCATTGCCAAAGAGTTTGAAGAACAGACGCTTCAAACCAAAATAAACGGCGCCAAGGCTGAAGTTTCGATAGCCACTTAAGCGCTATCAAAAATCATTCATTTATCCTAAGGATCCCTTGCACTCTTTTTAAAAAAGAGGTATATCTGAACTATTATACAATTATTAATTTGATGTAGACGCGTATAATCGACGGCCTAAAGACTACATCATATAACTTAGGAGAATATAATCATGGCAACAACTACATTTTCGGGCCCAATAAAAACGGGAACGATTAAACAAACGACTGGTACTACAGTTGGAACGGATATGAAAAATACCGGCCAAGTTGTAATGGCACAAACACATGCTATTGACCTATCAGGTGGAGTAATCTCAGCAGAAGCAACTGATATGATCATTCCAGCAAATTCACAACTAATTGATATTGTTTTTGATATTATCACTGCAGCAAGTGGTACAACAGATATCAGTGTTGGGAAAGTTGGCGGATCAGCAATCCAATATGTAAATGCTTACACAATTGGAACGGATGCGGGTAGACAATACCCAACAACTGAAGCTGGTGGCGCTCAAGTCTGGGAAGATATTGGAACAAGTGATGTCAGAATGAATGTAACTAACTCAGCAGCAACAAGTTCTGGTGAGTGTAGAATTACTGTTCTGTATCAACAAAACATTAACCTAGCATAATAAAATAATGTGAGCTCCTTCGGGAGCTCACAATTTAGGAGAAAAAATATGAGTTATAGTGGAATGGCTACTCCAGTAAAACAATTCTATACAGAAGCTAGTTCTAGATTAGCTACAGTAACCGGTGGTTCAACATATCCAGATAAAATTGTAATGCTAAAAGGTGTTACGATTACTGCAGGTGCAGCAGACTGTTCAGTTAAAATTTTTGACGGTTCAGACAACAGTGGAACTTTAAGATATCAGTTTAGAGGCGGCACAGCAGCTGGAGATATATATCAAGAATATATAGCAGCTACTGGAATTAAATTTAATAACGGTATGTATATTGAATTTCAAACTGGTGGTGGTCTTGGAGCAACTGCTTCTACGCAAGTAATCTGGCAGTAGGAGGTCAAACATGGCGACGTCTGATTCGGTAAGTTTTGATTTATCGATCGAAGAACTAATTGAAGATGCATTTGAACGCTGTGGCGGTCAAGGAAGATCAGGATACGATATTAAGAGCGCTAGACGTTCATTAAATATTTTATTGTCTGAATGGGGCAATAGAGGTTTGCATTTTTGGGAAGTTGGAAATAAAACTATTAAGCTATATGAAGATCAAAACGTTTATAGAATATATAAAGATGCTACAGCTAGAGGAACAAATACTACTTATAAAGCTACAATAGAAGATAACGCAACAGATTATTTATATAATGCTACTGATATTTTAGAAGTAGTATATAGAAATGCTCTAAGTTCTCCTACAGATGTATCAATGAGTAAAATTGATAGATCTACTTATCAAGCATTAGCAAATAAAACATCTACAGGAACTCCCTCACAATATTTTGTTCAAAGATTTACAAATTATACTGATCTTACTGTTTATTTAACTCCAAGTTCATCTACTAATAAATATTTAAATTTTTATTATATTAAAAGAATTCAAGACTCTGGAATATATGCTAATAATCCAGACGCTCCCTATAGATTTTTACCAGCTATGACTTCAGGGTTAGCTTTTTATTTAAGTCAAAAAGTTGCACCAGATAGAACTCAAGCGTTAAAATTATATTATGAAGACGAATTAGCCCGAGCCTTAGCTGAAGATGGATCAGCTTCAAGTTCTTATATAACACCAAAAGCTTATTATCCATCAGTTAGTTAATTATGCCAAAATTTGCGTCAGGAAAACATGCTTTAGCAATTTCAGATAGGAGTGGTTTAAGATTTCCTTATCGTGAAATGGTTAAAGAATGGAATGGTATGTGGGTGCATTATACAGAATATGAACCTAAACAACCACAATTGGAATTAGCGGTTATTGGTCCAGATGGAATTGGATTAGAACATCCAAGACCAGAATCTAGAGCCACACCTAAAGTTCCAGTAATGCTTCCTGAAAATCCTTTTGAAACATATTTAGCAGGTAATGGATTAATTTTTGTTCATTCACCTAATCATAGAAGAAATGATGCTACTACTGTCAGATTTAGAGGAACTCCTAAGGTTTCTTCTATAACAAATAAATTTTTAAGTTGTCATGATGTTGATGGAATTGCTGGTTCTACGATTTGTGATTCAGCTGGATATGTAATTGATGTAGGAAAAGGAATGCCATTAAGACAAACTACATTAGTTGATGCATTAGATATTAGTCAAACTACTGGAATTAAATTAACTGACTCTACAGCTTTTTCAGCTGTTACAACAAATGATCTTTTACGTCAGGCAATTTTAGTTGACAGTGAAATTATAAGATATACAACTATAGCATCCGATGGTTCCTTAGGACAAGTGAGTCCAGAAGCAACTGCTATTAATCCAAATGTAGTTACTAGAGGGGCTTATGGTACAACTAAAGCAACTCATTTAGCCGGAGCAACTGTTACATTACTGGAAGATACAGATAATTATTTTCAGTTTACTCAAGGAACTAATGCTACAGTCGGAGGAATTAAAGGAGGAGGCTTTCCAGTATCAGCTGGACCTGTTACTATTACACCATGACATACGATGAATTAGTTATAAAAATTAGAAATTATACTGAGGTTGATGATACTGTATTTACAACAACTATTGTAAATGGGTTTATAGAAGACGCTGAATTTAGGATCATGACAGATGTTGATTTAGATGTTTTTAGAAGAAATGATTACTCTACATTATCAGTAGGAAATGAGTTTTTAACCCTTCCAACAGGTATTTTATTGATTAGATGGCTAGAAACATACAGTTCTAGCACAGGAGCTAGAAGTACTTTGATGCAAAAAGACGTCTCTTTTATAGATGAATATACTGCTAATAGAACGACTACAGGCACTCCTAAATTTTATGCCTATTGGAATGAAACAAAATTGTTATTGGGTCCAACACCAGACACAGCCTTGAATGTTGAGTGCGCTTATGTTAAAAGACCTAACACAACAGATGGAACTAAATTAGATTCATCTAACACAACTACGTATTTAAGCTTGAATGCTCCTAATACGCTCTTGTATGCTTGTCTTGTCGAAGCATACTCTTTTTTAAAAGATAAAGACATGCTAGCAACATATGAAGGTCGGTATGCACAATCCTTAAGAGGATTAGGTATCGAGCAACAAGGTAGAAGAAGAAGAGACGAATATGTGGACGGAGAAATTAGACAAAAACTAAGATCTGTTCCACCTAGTCCATAATTAATTAAGGAGATAAAAAATGGCAAATACGGTAATGACTAGTTTTAAATCAGAACTACTTCAAGGTATTCATGACTTTGAATCAGGTGGAGACGCATTTAAACTAGCTTTGTATACAAGTTCATATACAGGAAACGTAGCAGGCACTACAATCTATACTACAGGTAATGAAGTACCCGACAGTGGAAGTTATTCCGCTGGTGGTGGAACTTTAGCTAACCAAGCAGTATCAGTAGATGGTACAACTGCGATCGTTGACTTTGATGATCTTTCTTTCACAAGTGCTACAATCACGGCAAGATATGCATTGATTTATAATGACACTGAAAGTGACAAAGCAGTTTGTGTTCTAGATTTTGGAACCGATCAAACTTCCACTAGCGGAACATTTACAATTCAGTTCCCATCAGCTGGTGCAAGCACTGCTATTATAAGAGTAGCATAGGAGATTAAATGGCTTTTAAAACAGACGATCGAGTAAAAGAAACCTCGACGACAACTGGTACAGGTACTTTAACTTTAGCAGGTGCAGTAACAGGTTTCATAACTTTTAATGCTGGGGTTGGTGATACCAATACCACTTACTATACTATTGTTGGAGAAGATGTTCCGGCAGAATGGGAAGTAGGAATTGGTACGTATACTAATTCAGGCACTACACTATCAAGAGATACCGTAATTGGTAGTAGTAATGGTGGTTCCAAAACTGATTTTGCAGCTGGAACTAAAATAGTTTTTGTTTCTTTACCATCAGAAAAAGCTTTAATGAAAGATAATTCTGGTAATATAGTTTTTGGCGACGCTAGTGATCCTGGCTTAGCTACAAAAGGATTCGCAACAGCAATGGCTATTGCGTTATAACAAGGAAAAAATATGGCACAAAATTTTCGAAGATATGTATCTAACAACGTAGGAACAGCGCCGGCTACAATTACGACGGCAAATTCTTACGATGCTATTGTTGGTATATCTTTATCGAATGTGCATACTTCTGCAATCAATGTAAGTTGTTATATTAATGACGGAACAAATGATATCTATCTTGTGAAAGATGCTCCACTTCCTGTGGGCAGTTCTTTACAGGTTTTAGATGGGGGAGCAAAATTAGTAATGGATGGTACTACTTCAGATGCTCTTAAAGTCGTTAGTGATACAGCCTCTTCATGCGATGTATGGGTAAGCGCAGTTGATGCAATTAGTACTTAAGGAGATACAAATTGGCTTATATAGGCAACATTCCTGCTGAAGCATATATCAGCATTAGTTCACAAACATTCACGACCATTAATGGTACGGGATACACCCTCAGTTCGAGCGTAACGAACTCAGAAGACATTGCGTTATTTTTAAATAACGTAAGACAAAAACCTTCTACATACACAGCTACAGGTACATCTTTAACTATGAGTTCGCCAACTACAACGGCCGATGAACTTTATTGTGTTTATTTAGGAAAAGGAATTCAAACAGTTACTCCAGGAGCAGCCTCTGTGGGCACAGCTCAAATTGCAGATGATGCAGTCACGTACGCAAAAATTCAAGATACAACAACAGCCAACAGAGTTATAGGCGCAGCAACCGCTGGAGTAGTAAGCGAAGTGCAAGTCGTAGATGATATGACAAACTTTGTTTCTACAGCTAGCGCTCCAGGCCTTACAGTTAAAGGGGACTCAACTACTGATGGAACTTTACAATTAAAT